CTCAAAGATGTTCGGCTTAATCCCTCTGCGAATCAGATATTCTTTCTGACCGATAGAAAACTCAAGTTCGATCAACATGCCCTTGCCAGTAATCGAGTTGATTAGCTGAGCTTTGTTGATGTTTCTAAACGCACGACCATACATTGCAAAAGACAATGCATCAAGGATAGTAGACTTCCCTGCACCATTCTCACCCACAATAAGAGTAGATTTGGAGCGATTAAGAAGAATCTCTGTAAACTGGTTACCAGTCGACAGTAGGTTTTGCCAGCGAAGTTTTTTAAATACAATCATTCTACAGTCAGGGCTTCCGCATAAAGATTAGAAAGGAAGTTCGATAGCTTTACCTTATCCACCGAACTGTCAATATTGTCAACAGTTTTTCTGAGGATTGATAGTGTATCTTCTGCTTCATTGACAATATCTGAATCGTCTTCTAGGTTTAGGTTAAGATGATCATCAACGACCTGAATGTCAAGAGCTCCAGCCTTCTCTAGTCGATCAATATACGTATCGAACCAGAATGGATTGGTTTTGTTTTTCACAATAACCTTGACATATGACCCTCGCACTTCTTCGAATGCGAACCCATCGATCCATTCGAAGCTGGGCCATGATGCATCATCATAGAACCACTTCTGGAACATCTTACGTGGATTCTGAATGAAGGTCAGCTCGCGAGTCTCTGTATCGAATACATGGAAGCCTCGTGGATCATCATAATCAGACCACGTCATTTCATATGGAGCACCAAGATAGTTGATGTTGCCACGTGTCGACTTGTGATGGAAGTGACCAGAGCATACAACATCGAACTTATCAAAGATCTTAGGCGACATACCATGATCATTGACAGCGCCTTTGTACATCTCAAAGCCACTGAGCTCAAGGTGACCAAACAGAACCTGCGCGTCTGTATCTTCAATAAACTTCATCGACTCTGCATAGTTGCCAGAGCAAACCCATGGAAGAACAGCAATCTTTGTTCCATCCAGGACAACTTCTGTTGGATCTTCATACCACTTCAGACCACTATACTGTGTGTGGTCATATAGCTCACGCATACAGTTAACATCATTGGTATTCTTGTATGTAGTATCATGGTTACCAATATTCACATGAATATCGATGTTGCGAGCACTACATGCATCCATGAAGTTGCGAAGATGCCTTGCCGTAACAAAGTTGATATACTTTCTACGGTCGCAAATATCCCCTAGATGGAAGACTGTTTTGATTCCATGCTCTTCGAGATATGGAAAGAACTGTTCATAATAAAACCGATTGAAGTACTCAGCAAAGGCTGCACTATCATTACGTGCACCCCAGTGAGTATCGGTGATCAAAGCAACTTTCATTAACGACCCTTTTTGTTTGTCTGCTTATTGTACTCATCGAGCGCACGGTCACAGAAATCTCTAATGTTAGACATTGTCAGACTATAGTTGTATCTCACGTGAGCATTTTGTGACTTATCGAGCATGTTATCTCTGATCTGCTCTAAGAGAGGCGGAACATTTAACCTAGTCATCTTCTTCTCCAAATAACTTCTCAACCCCTTTTGGCGGTTTCTTTTTTTGTTTTACTTCTTTTACAGGCTCAAACTTATCTACTAATGCTTGTAGTTTATTGGCCTCTTGTGTTAAGTATACAGCATTAAACTGCTTCATATCCTCTGGCGACATATCAACCAATGTGTTCATTATTGCAGAATTTTCAATTGATTTATGTTTGATATACTGCTGCTTCTTCTCTTTCTGTATTCGTCTAAGGAACGCATAGTATATGATCTGTGTGAAATATGCAAATGGATTGCTTGATTTGTCCGGATCAAAGTTGTGGATGTAATTGATGCAGTTCTCAATACCATCTGAGATCATTTCATCTTTATACGAATAGTTATAGAAGTTCGGCTTAGTTGCAAGCCGTGTTGCAATCTGTAGAATGCACAGACCAACATAGTCAGGAATACGAGGACGTTGTTCCCCCTTCTCCAGCGACTCGAGATATCGCGCACGATATTTTACCATCTCGGTGTATAGACTTTTGTTGTTTACATAGTGTGCCATTATATCTTGATCTTTACGTTATAGATTTCATAATCGAATTGTTCGTTGTCGTATATCTTTGTGCGCTCAACAAAGTGCTGGAGCGTGAAGTTCTCTTTTGACTTATATGTCATATCATCTACGATATCGTACAAAATTGCAACATCTTTTTCATCATGAAGACGCAGCATTCTGCCAATAGATTGCAGGACTTTTATCTTCGATTTCGACGGCGAGGCGGCGACCATATGATGGAGCTTGTTGATCGAAACTCCTGTGGAGGTTGTTCCGAGGGAGGCAATAATGATTGCATTTTCTTCATCCTCAATAGCGTGCCGTATAGCTTCCCGAGTATTACCATCGACACTACCGTCAATATAATAAACGTTATCGACACCAGCACTAGAAATGAGATTATTAAGGATTTTACCATGATCGATCATCCTAAAAAATAGTAGCTTGTTTCCTTTTAGTGACAAAACAAGATTCTTGATAAAGTTGTTTCTCTGCGGTAAGTTGATCAGAGTATTGACTTCATCCTGGTAGGTTCTGCCCTTCTCATGAACAATCTTGGCCACTTCTTCTGGATACTTGAGAACAATACACTTGATCTTCAACTTGGTCACGTGACCTTGTTCCATCAATTGCTTTGTTGTTACCGCTTTATACTTCGGTCCAAATAATCCTTCGATTGTTGCTTCGTTGAGCGGATCGCCATCGAGCGTTCCTGTAGTGCCAAAACGATACTCGCAGTGGGACAACGAACTGAGGATTTGGATAAGGGATGTTGCTTTTGCACCATGTGCTTCGTCTCCTATTACAAGGCCAAACTGGTTATACCAGTTCTTTGGCATCTTTGTTTTACCATTGTTTAGGGATTGCCACGTAGTGATCGTAACATCGCACGGAATATCCGTATCCTTTGATAGACCATCCGTAGAGACGTGAATGCGTCCTTTATACCCATAGCTTCTAAAGTCACCTTCCATTTGCTTGACAAGACCAATCGTAGGAACGATAATCAATGCCTTGTGTTGCTTATACCATTGCGTCATGATGTATATCATCAATGACTTACCAGATGAAGTTGGACTTTCAAGTGTCCTTCTTCTGGATCTCAAACATTTAACTACAGAGTCTACCTGGTAGTCTCTTACTTCAAATGGTATGTTAAGTGTTTGAATAAAGTCTTCAACTTCCTTGACAGAGATGTTATCATATGCAAGCTCATGATCAAAAGAGAATGAATACCCTCTTGTGTCACAAAACTTCTTGATTCTCCTCGCCAGTCCTGCATAACAAGCACCAGTCATTGAGTTGATAAGACGAATCTTACCATCCCATACCTTGTTCCGGAACTTCGGACTAAACTTATATCCTGGTGCATAGTATGTGAATTCTTCTGAGAGTTCCATTAGAATCCCAGGATCTGTACGAACTCTTAGATGTACAGAGTCAACATATTGCAAATGAACATCAGATGCCAACTTTAAACTTTTCCCATTCGATTGCAGACTTTATGTTAAAGCCTCTGTTTGTTAGTGTCTTAATGACAGACTCTAGCAACTCAATCTTCTCTAACTGCATACCAATACGAAGAGAAAGCTGAACAACTTCATTGTCCGTATCGACATAGTTGTTAGCATCAGATTTTAGGATCCTACCTTGAGGAGGAAGTTTCCATCCCTTCTCATGTTGTTCAGGTGTAGGTCCTTGAGTGAAGAACTCGAACTTTTCTAGCTTTAATTGCTTGAGATCAAGTTCTAGCTTACGCAGAGTCAATCGTTCATGCGAGAAAATCTTAAAGTATTTGTGGTGAAGTTTAGGAATACGGAGAGCTTCGTCACCAAGCTCATTGCGATTAATATCGCTATCCTTTTCCCATTCTTGATAAATGTCGTCTAGTTTCATATCACACTCCTAGTATTCTTATAGTCCCATTAAGGTCTAAAGTCAACTAGAGAATTGTGTGTTCATACCTGGTATACGTAAATTCTACTGTTGCCGTAATATACTCAACATCGGATAATGTGGTGTCAAACGTAATATCGGATAGAGAGATAGGCATAGCATCAATGAACTTGAAGTTTACTGAAGGATTCATTGAACTTGATAGCGCAGTGAGGTCTAGATCGGATGTAGTGCCATCCCAAGCTCTACCTTTATCAGCTAGCTCTTTAAATCCTATAAAATCTTTATCAGGACCTAATGCTTTCATCCAATTAAGGATCTCAAAATAGTTTTCAAAGTTTTCAGTAACTTTAAAGGTGATTGCAAGTGGGTTGTAGTTGATTCTTGCACCAGCTAGATGGATGGCAGCAAATGGTGTTTGTACAGTTGGTGGCTCAGCTGAGATGCCAGGAATTGTTACCTGTTGAACAGTAAAGTTCAGATGAGGGGCTCTAAGCAGTACAAACTTAAACCCTGATGGAGGTAGCAATGATGTGGTGATATTTTGAATAGCCATACAAACCTCTTTAGTTTGTATTATTTATGCAGACAAAAAAGGAGGGGGCCGAAGCCCCCTCCAGTCTTTGGTTGGTTGTCCCAACTCTTATGATTACATAAGGTTTGAAACAAGAACTCTGCGGTAGTAAACGTTCGAGTCTTGCTCAAGACGGCCGAGACCTGCGTTTGTACCTTCGGCGAATGGGTTTGCAACCATGCCGTAACGAGTCTTGAAGCCGATCTTTGGCTGGAATGTACCAGGATCAACTGCACGAACCATTTGTAGTGGAACGTATGGGCAGTAGAACAGACCAGCGTCGAATGCTGACGAACCCTTGTAGCCAACAACCATGTAGTTCGAACCTGCATATGGGTCAATGTAGACGCGCATACGACCGTTAAGAACACCAGCAAATGTGTTGCCTGTGTCATCAACGTTCAGGTTGTTCGAGTTGAGGGCAGGAGCGTAGTCAAGAACACCAGCCATCTGAAGTGCAGACGCTACGTCTGACGAACAGATGATGATGTTACCCTTACCACGACGGGTTGTCTTGGCGATCTGGTTGGCTTCACGCTCTACCTGGAACATCAGACCCTTGAACTTTTCAACTGACCAACGGCCGTTTGAATCGGTGTCAAGATCGAATACACCAGCAGCAGTTGTGCCTTCTGTAGCACCTTGCTTAGCAGTTGTGTAGATTGTGCGGATAACTTCGCGGTTGATTTCAGCAAGGATTTCAGCTGACAGAATGTTTGACAATTCTGTTTCAGCGTCAAGGCCGTGAATTGCCTTGAGGTCCTGTGCGAGTTCTAGCGAGTATTCTGCCTTCAGAGCGCGTGACTTAGCTTCGACAGAAACCTTCTCGATTGAGAAAGCCATTTCTGGGAAGATAGCAGTTGTGTTTGAGCCTAGGCCTTCTGCAAGTGCTGTCGAGATACCACCAGCGAAGTTGAATGTGTTACCACCAACGTTGTTTGCACCGCTAAGTGTTGTACCAACGTTTGTAGCTTGACCACCAACAACGTTAGCAGCTGAATAGCCAGCAGCAGTTGCAGCAGCATTAGCACCACCACGAGCTGAATGACCTGTAGCAGCTTCGTTGTAGAATGCTTCTGTGCCTTCTTGGTTTGCATAGCGTGAACGCATTGCAAAGATAAGACCTGTTGGACCTGTCATTGGCTGAACGCCGCAGATGTCATAGGCAATCAGGTTTGGCATCGCACGACGAACGAGCGAGATAAGAACTGGATCGAAGTTATCGACCGAAGAACCTGTGGCATTGGTTGGAGCAGCTTCACCAAGAAGTTGCTGACCGTAACCTGAGATAGCAGCCGATTCACGCAGAGCGTTTTCGGTGTTCTC